AACCCCACCAACGTTTCGTCGGTCAGCCCGTCGGGGTCAGTCAATGAAATGGGCCAGCCAAAACCCGTGGCGCTATCTTCAAGAATCGCGCCCAGGTCCTGTTCTACTAGATCACGCAGGCCCATTTTTCATTCAGCCTTTCAGGACGTGGCCGGACTTCACGAAGGCGTCCAGGGCTTCTTTACCGCCGCCCAGGTGTTCCGCTTTCACTTCGTCCGAGGTATCGCCGGAAAGAATGCCGCGCTTCGAGGTCAGGGACTTCCCCGCCGCAACGTAAAAAGCCGGCTTTTTCCCTTTCGGCTTTTTGTTTTCCATGCGGGCGGCTTTTTTAGCTTTCGCCTCTTCGGTCGCTTTGTCGGCCTGGGTGTCTGTCTCTGCGTCGGTTGTTTTCGCGCGCAGGTCTTTCACCAGGTCCGCCAGGCTTTCGTTGCTCATACCGTCGGTTTCAACCGAGATTTCCAGCTTTTCCGCCAGCCCTTGCGCTTCCGTGGTTAGCTCTTTGTTGCTTGGCATGATTGTTGCCCTCTTTGCCTAACGAAGAGCGGGCCGTAGCCCGCCCCGCTTATCGGTTAAAGCTGCGTATCGAGGCAGCCGAAGGTATCGATGCCCGTGGGCACCATCAGGGGGCGTGCCCCGACGCCGCCGAAGAGCTGCTCGCCGTCGGTAGACATCCACACGTTTGTGAAAAGGTCCATTCCGTTAGCCGCCGAACTCATGCGCGAAGGCAGTTCCGGAACCAGCCGCTGGTTTGCTCCCAAAAGCGCCCCGATATTCGGGATGGCGCCGAAGGTCGCGTCCAGGCGGGCCGTGCTCGAACGGATAACTACTTTGCCCGGGTCCATAAACGGCGTAGAAGTCCCGGTCTGCGGGTCCTTGTATCGGCCGTTGTAGGTGAACACGTCCAGCTTGTAGTTGCCCAGCTCGATTACGCCGCGATAGATACCGCCACCGCCGCGGGTTTCCATGGCGGTGATCATGCCCAGGTCTGCCCGGCGTGCATCGAACCGCTCAAGAAAGCCGGTTGTCTGCAACAGGTTTTCCCAGGCGTCGGAACCCACGACCAGTTCGTCGGGGTCTGCCAGGCCGTCGGCTCTGATCTGGTCGCAAAGTGCGGTCAGGTCACCGATTTTCTCCGCCAAAGTGGCGGTAGCCCAGGACGTGCCCGCGGTCGGGAAGTGCGACGCTTTCGGCGCGAAGTCCAGGGTGTACAGTGCGGCGCCGTTAATGTCGGTTAACGTAACGGTGCCCGTCTGCAATACCTGCGACGCTTGAAGCTCGATGGCGCGGCGAATCTTCCGTTCTACCTTACGCATTCCCGCGAACATGCGGGTGATAACATTGGCCCGAAAGTCCGGAGACTGAAACGGGTTCTCGCCCGGCATACGCTTGATAAGATCAAACGAATTGATAGGCACCGCTTCCTTGTGAATGGGCGGCTTAAAGCCCTTGTTGGTGTACAGGTCGTCCGAGTTCATCCGGTACCCAGTGCTTAGGTCCTGGATAACGATTGAAACGTCTTCCTCGCTGCGTACGATGTCGATTTCGACTTCTTCCGAGCTGTGGAAGTTTTCGGGGCGGGTCCGGAACATTCCCGAAAAGAATGCGGACGGGCTCGCCTCCTGGTAGTAGGCGCTAATCATGCGCCGGGTAGTGTTGCCGCTCATGTCAGCTTCCTTTACTGATTGCCCAGAATGTTGAGTTCGTCAACATCGACCGGAACAAGTGAATAGTCGCGAAGCTGATCGATTACGACCGCGTCGACGTTTGAAGCGTCGCCGTCGGCGTCAATCACCAGCCGCTCTTTGCGGAACTTGCCGGAAACCGCAACGCGCGCGGGTTCGTCGCCGGCGCCGACAGCTTCCACGCCGTACGTCAGGATAGCCTTCGGCACGCCGTTGCCGTTAGTTACTCCGCCTTTTACGAACGGGACCAACAGGCCGGAAGCGGAATCGCGGGCAAGAATCGTGCCTTCTACGAGCGTTCCCGCCCCGCCGAAGGTGACCTCATCGTCGCGAAACTCCGCGCCCTCCAGGATAACGTTGCCGATATCCACGTTTGTGGTTGTGATGTTAGGCATGTTGGCTGCCCCCCGCGATACCCATTGCGTTTTCAACGGCTCCACAAACGAGGTCGGCGGCATCGTTGCCGTTCTCGCCTGAGTTGGCGCCGTCAGCGGCCGCCGACGCGGCTGCGTCGTCTGCCTGGCGTGTTGCCTGGTCGCTGCGGTTCATTCCCGCGGCCAGGTACTTGGCCTGAAGGCCGGCGGTCATTGCTGAACCGTCCTCGACTGCCTTCATTGCCGTTACCATGTCGCCCGAGGCGTTCCCCATAGTGAGGTGGGCGCTTACGCGGTCCCGCTCACTGGTTGCGCCTTCTTGCACCGCCGCCGCGTAAACGTCGGGATGCTGGGCCCTTAATGCGTTCAGGTCCATAGGTCCGATCTCCGGATTACCCCCGCCACTGCGGGCGGTAGTGGTTGTTTGGGCCGACTTTACCACGCTTAGGCCGGAGCCCGAAATGGCGTCAATCATGCCACGCTTTAGCGCCTCGCCGGCCAGGAAGGTTCCCCCCTGGCCGTACTCGGCGTTAACTTTCTCGGTAGTAACGCCACGGCCGGTGGCGATAGCTTCCACGAATATATCGTGCATGGCGTCCAGGTCTTCCCGGACCATAGCCACGCCCTCTTCTGTTCTTACGTTCGGCCGCTTCTTTGGGGCCTGGGTGCTGGCAATATCCACTTCTGAATCATCGACGTCAAAAGAGGCGACCACGCCCACACTGCCAAACCGCACCGCCTTGTTGCTGGCGATAATCTCGTCGGCTTTAGACGCCAAAGAGTACGCCGCGCTGCAGGCTTGGTTACGAACCACCGCGCGTATCGGTTTGCTGAACGCTTCCATGGCAGCCAGCGCGTCGAACAACCCGTCAACGGAACCGCCGGGGCTGTCAATAGCCATCTCAACCCGTTTCACTTCCGCGTTTGCGCCCGCCTCCGCCAGCGCGCCGGTAATTTCGGGGTAGGTAACGTTCCCGCCACCGAAGAGCATAGCCATAAAACTGGGGGTGTTCGTAATAACGCCGGTAACTGTTATTTGCGCAACATCGCCGGCGATATTTAGCACGCGGGTGTTTTCGTCTTCGTCGAAACCGTACCGCGCTTCGTATTGCATCTGCTGTTCAACCGACGGCACAACGCCGTTACGCTGGGCTCGCTCTATCGCTTTTCGAACCGCTGCTGCTAGTAGCCACATGGCTTGCCTCCTGTTTCCCTAATTGTACGCGCCATCGCGGCTTTCCTCCATACCGTCAGCGACAGCTTCAACGACCGCATCCGATACGGCCGACAGGGCCTGGTTCGCGCCTTGCTGCCCGAACTCCGCCTGCAGTTCCAAAAGCGGCCGGGCCGCCTGGGCTTTCTGCTCATTCTCGCGGCGCAGGCGTTTCATGTTTTTGCTGAATTTGGTGCCGGTGGTTATCCGGGCTTCGCGCGCGTTCGTGCTCCACCCTTGTTCGACCAACAGCTTCGAGCCTTTGCCCTGTTTGAGCATGTCTGTGCTGGGCTTAATAGCGCCGTACCAGTCCGCCGAAACCCACGCCGCCAGCATGTCGTGCTTCAACGGGTCCCGCCAGGCTTCCAAAAGGCCCGGGGCGGAAATCTTGCCGCGTAGGTTTTCACTGATCAGCCATTCAACGTATATGGGGTGGCAGAAGGTTTCGCCCCAGTCGCCCCACTTGAGGTGGATTGCCATTTTCACTTCGTTAATGGCGGCCTGGCTCGCGCTGTAGTTGTTAGAGAACGATAGCTTCAAAATTTCCGGCGGCAATTCCAGCGACCAGGCGATCGACGAGACTATCGCCTCTTCGAACGTGCCGAAGTTAACGTCGGTGCCTTCGCCGCCCTTCATTACGGGCTCTTCGCCTTCCTGTAGCTCTTCGGCGATCATGCCCGGGACGTGCTGGGTGATGTTAAACTTGCGCGGCGTGCCGTCGGTTGTGCTATCGCTTACGGGCACGCTGTCTTTGCGGACGGCGCCGCCGGTCATCGGTAGCGTCCCGGGCTTGTCGCTGTTCTTTTTGATGAACATAGCCATAAACGAATTGACCACGGCCTTGCGCTGGGTGCTGTCCCGGTACCGGTCTATTTCTTTCAGGGATTGAAGAACAATGGACAGAAGCGGCTGGCCGCGTACGTCGTCCAGGCGCTTATCGGTTGCGAAGACCAGCCAGGCTATGCGCCGGCCGGACTTTTCACCGTACGCCGGGATTCGTTTTGTTTCGCCGGTTTCCTGGCGGACCCAATAGGCGGTCGACCGGCCTACGGCGTCGAACTCCACCCCGTGTTTGATTGTATGGCCGCGCCGGATGCTGGCGTTGCTACCCAGCGGGCTTTGTACGCTGCTACCGCTTACCAGTTGCACTTGCGGCAGTTTAGTTTTCGGGTTCTGTCTGAGCACGACCAGGACATCACCGCAAACAAGCGCCTCGGAATACGCCGCGCGCTGAACTGCCCCGAAAGTCGATTCTTTCTGGAAGTCGCACACCTGGGGGCTTTTCGACCATAGGCCAAAGCGGGTTTCCGTCTCTTCTGTCCAGTCGGCCAGGGAGTCTTCCGCCAGCCCCAGTATCTCTTCTTCCGGGCACGCTTCGGGCATTAGTCCGGTGTTGATAACGTTGGTGATTAGCCGGCGAATGATGCCGCGGGCGTAGTGGTTCTCGTTGAAGAGCTGGGCGGACCGGGCGCGAAGGGTCCAGTAGTCCACCATCTGAACCTGGGTCGGCCCGAAGCCGCCGGCGAACTTGCCGCCGTCGTACAGGGAGTTCTCCCAGGGCGCGAACTGGGTCTGCCCCGCGTAGCTCCACGGCTGCAAATTGTCCACGCTGGTTATGCCGTCCGCCGGGCCTTGCGTGCCAGGGTGCGACGCACCCCACACGGCGTTGATTGCCCGTTGAAGTATGCTGGGCTTGCTTACCATGCCGGCCTCGCTGTTATGACGCCGGAGCCCGTCAGGCGGGTTTCCAGGGTCACGCATCGGTTGTACAGGGAGTCGATCATTCGATTCATGCCAGGAATGTCCGCGCGGGTCACGGTCTGGCGGGTTTGGCCGGTGTCTAACGTGTATGACTGCACGCCCCCCTGGGTTCCCAGGGCGGTCAGCGCGTCTTCGTACGCGACTATGGCGGCTTTGGTTGCCACTATTCGTGCCTTTAGAAACTCGCGGTCCATTACATTTTCGCTTTTTCTTTGGATGGCGGGTCGAAGTATAGCTGCTCTTTCTCAATGTAGTCCCAAAAGCGGGGCCAGTCAACACTAGGAAGTTCGAAGTGCTGAATGCAAATACCCCAGGCCAGTATCTCCACGGCCGCGTGCCCGTACACCAAAAGGTCCCACAATTCGTTGCGCGCATTGCCCGGCCGGTGCCAGTAGTACGACACGGCGCCGTTGTCGTCCAGCTTTTCGCGGCGGCTTTCCACGGTCAATTCTTTAAGCTGGGCGTCGGTAGTATCGACCGGGGCATTGAAGTGGTAGCGCTTTTGGGCGCCCGAGTCTTCCAGCCATTCCCGTCGAAGAACACCGGCCAGGCGGTCTTTGTAGTGGTCAACCAGGATCCGGTACCCGTAGGTGCCTTGCTGGGTCTTGAACTCCGCAAACTCCTTAATGGTCTGGTTCTTCGACGGCCTTTCCCGGCCCAATATCGGATAAACGCCCGACGCGTACGCGGAGCAAAACGCGGTCACGGTGTCGTTTGCGTAGCCCGCATCCACCAGGGTCAGGGCTATCGTGTAGGTCTTGCCGTCGTCGGCCGTGTACACCGACTCTTCCAGAAGGGCCTGCAAGCGGCCCCACACGGGCGAACTGATTTCGCCACAGTCGTCTTCGCTGCCCTCCACTTCGAAGCGCCAGTAGTCCACCAGGAACGACCGCGCGTCACGCGTCCAGCCGAAGACAGAAACGGCCAGATTCTTTTTGTGAACGTCCACCAGGCAAGTGAGGAACAGAACCGGCGACCCGGCGTACTGGGCCGCGAACTTGTTGGGAATTTCGCCCAGGCGATAGACGGCCCGCCGGTGGGCGGACACGGCACGGAACCGGACACGGGACCCGATTATTTCGAACGGCTCGCCCAGGTTGTTGTTGTAGAACTCCTGCAGCAGCCCGACATCGCGCACGGTGTTGTTCGCCGGGTCCCAGGCTTCCAGCCAGTCGCGAACAATCGCATCCCAGGGGAACATACCGACCGGAGAGTATAGCGCCGAAATGTGGTAGCTTCGGTGCTCCGGGTCCCGGGCTTTCGCCGTCGCTTTCCATTGGCCGCGCGGAAGCATCCACGCTTTGTCGCTGTTCCGGTGTTCGTGCTGGCAAAACTTGCAGACATACCGGGTGGAACCGGGAACCAGGACCCCTTCGTCGGTTTCCCATTTCAGCCCGTACCGCTTTTCGTCGCTGCTATCCCGGCCGCCCTGGAAGACCAGGACCTGGTCGTTTCCGCAATTCTTGCACGGCACGTAGAACTTGCGCTGGTCGCCGCGTTCATACCCGCGGCTTATCCGGCTGCGCCCCTTGATCAGCGGGGTGCTAATCCGAACGATTTTGCGCGTTTCGAAGTACGCCTTGGTTCGCGCTTCCGCCAGCTTTTGCGGGTCGCCGTCTTTGCCCACCCGGTCCGGGAACGCATCGACTTCGTCTTCCAGCAACACCTGAATGGATATCGACCGCAACTTGTCCGCGTTGCGCGCGCCGAAGGGTACCAGGAAGCCGCCGCCGGCCCACTCCATCCGGGTCTTCGTGTTGCCTGTTTTGCGCTTGTTGGATTCATCCGAAGAGCGGATAAGGTGCGACAGGCCGGAGTATTGAAGCATCGGCGTTATATACGAATCCACCCGAATTTTCGCAAGCTCCGAGTCGGCGGTCAGTAGCATAACCGGGGCCGACTTTACGTGGTCGATCAGGTAGCCAATCGCGTTTTCCAGAACGCCCACGGTGGCGCCGATCTGGGCGCCCTTCATAACGTCAATCTCCCGAACGTACGAATCGAACGCCAGGCAGTCCGCTATCTCCCGAAGGAAGGGCGCCACGTCGTAAGAATAGAACCCCGGCATAGAAGTCACCGACGGGGGTAGGTACCGGTTCGTTTCCGCCCACTCCGACGGCTTCACGGTCATCTTTTCGTCGGTTAGCTTCGCAATCTGGGCGACCAGCCAGCCGTTGTCGTCGTTCGGTATTTCGTGGTTCTGTTCGGTTAGTTGGACCTGGCGGGAGAAATTCAGCCGGAGCGGTTCGCCGGCGTGAACGCTCTGCAGAATAAAGACGATCGACACCAGGGCCGCCAGGGATAACTGCCGGCCGGCCGTCTGCAGTAGCTTCGCCAGGGTGCCCACGTCTTGCCGGCGGTGCTCTTCGAAATCCGACCGTATGGCGTCCAGGGCGTCTTCGCTTTCCAGGTACCGAACTAACGCCCGGTGGTCTTTGGCTTTAATCTTGCTTAGCAGGAAAACGACGGCCGCCTGGGTGTCCGCGTCGGACGTTTTGGAAAGTTGGGCGGCTTCGTCCCCCGTTTTCGTTAACAGCTCACGAAGAACAGTCATCGAACAGGCGCCCCGTCTCCGCGTGTACGGCTCGCTGGCCGGTGAAGTTCTGCCAGCGTCGAACGGTGGCGTCGACGTAGGCCGGGGCTAGCTCCATGGTGTAGCAACGCCGGCCGGTTCTTTCGGCGCCCATCAACGTCGAACCGGATCCGCAGAACGGTTCAAAGCAAAGACCGCCGCGCGGCAGGCTGGTTTTCATTACCCGTTCCATCATCTCGACCGGCTTCGGGGTGGCGTGCCCGTGGCGC